CTTGAATGTGTTCGTTTGCTTTTTGTACTGCTTCTATTCGATTGGTTTCTAGACTAATTTCTTCTTTAGTTTTGCGTACTTGCTCTTTTAAATTTTCTGCCTTTTCAGACAAAATAGTAATACCGAGCAACTGCTCAATAATAGCACGTTGATCGTTTTGTCGCATGCTTAGAAACGGTTCACTGTATGTGTTTAGTGCAACAATATGTTTGAACATATCGTGACTCATACCTAGCAAATCGTTAATAAATTCTTGTGTCTTGCGACTATCGCCCTGACTTTCGTCAACTAGCTCTTGTTCTTGATCATTGATATAAAACTTTAAAACATTAGGAGAGCGTCCTCGCTCAATCCTATAGTCTTGACCGTCTTTCTCAAAGTGTAGGGTGACCAACATACCTTTGGAATTAGTCTTGTTAATAAGATTATTCCTCTTGATGTTGGTCAGTGCTTGGCCGTACATAGCGTAAGATAATGCATTGATTATCGTAGTTTTACCAGTACCGTTTCGTGAGCCAGAATCGTCACCTCCTTGATCGAGATTTTCACCAAGCACGAGTGTTAGTTGCTCTTTGTTGAAATCAACAGCCTGCGTTTGGTTACCAACACTCATAAAGTTTTTAACTGTTAAATCTTTAATACGTATCATAGTTCTCTATAGATGTCCAATAGCATTTTCTTATTAAAATTGTCGCTTTCAATAGCAGCAATTTCTTTTGTTACAATTTGATCTACGCTTTCAAAGTGTTCAATATCAATATCACTAGTAAGTTCTTCAATTTGTTTTTGAGGAATAAGTGTAATTTCTCTACAGTTGTATTGATTAATGAATGTTTCCTTGATAAACTGCGCTTCCTCATACGATATAGGAAGATCTAATGTTACACGAAGATACATTTTAGGTTTAATTACTTTGTCAGCATTATCAATTAGTTCACTAAGTTTAATTGTTCGATATTTAGGACAATTCCACCAGTTGATGTACTCTGGCTCTTTGCCGTTTTCGCGATCAAGTATCATCATACCGCGTTCGTCATCGCCAGCATCAGCATAATTGTGAGGAAACGTATTGCCGATATAGTGTATTTTTCCTTGTACTTGACGTTTGTGGAAATGTCCGCTAAACACATAGTCTTGATTTTTAAAGTGTTGCGGACGTAAGTCTCCATGGTCAGGCATTTGTACCATAGCATTCATGTAAAAACTTGGAAGTTCAAAATGTCCAAACATATATTTGGCTTTGATGCCTTCTATTTTCTTCCACTCTTCGCCTACTAACCAAGGTACAAGTGCAACATCTTCTTCTTCGTAGATTTCGTCTACAAACGTAATACCGTCAATGTGCTTCCCAAAAATAGTTGAACTTACATCACGTTTGTCTTTGTAATATAAGTCATGATTGCCAACAAACATATAGAACTTGTCAAATGCTTTACCTAGTTTTTCTAGGCTGCGTATAGTTGCGTCCATAGTTGTTAGATTTAATGAATTACGATTATGATGCCAATCACCGCAGAATATACCGGTTTCGCACCCGTTTTCTTTTGCTTGGTCAATAAACCAATCGATAAATTCTTCACAATCGTCGTTGTGTACTTTACTGTTGCCTTTTAATCCAAAGTGGATATCTGTAAAGACTGCTGCCTTTTTAAACAAAACGTATTTTCTCCGTACTTATTAACTACAGTATACATGAAATACTGGGTAAGGTCAATCTTTTTTTGCCTCTTTTTCTCGCTTCATAGCTGCTTCCCATTCACCTTGATGTTGTCTTGTGTAGGAAGGATTCATGTCATTCATTTCTAAAATGTCGTCACGTATGTTTTGATTGCGTTTTTCCAAGTTGATAACACGTACAAATGAGTTTGTAACTGCCGCTGTGTAGTAAGCAAATGGGTTTGCTGATTTACTTTCATCAAACTGTAATCCAATTTGTGCTAGTTGTAGTATTGCTTGTCCACGCATTTCGTCATTGTAAGTGTATCCACGTACATTACCACGTGTTGCATACCTGTCGCATAACTTCATCCACATAAGTGCAAGTTTGTCTGTTGCTTTTGCATGTTTTTGACTAAAGTGTCCGTTTTCCATGCCGCCAACCCAATGACTTTTGCCTACACATACTAATTCACCGTCGTCGTTGAATTTGTAATGCTGGAATGGAGGAAAGTTTAGTTTTACCTTTGTATCTGCTATTGTTTTAGGATTCTTTTTACGTCCAGGCTCTTCAGGAATATGATCAAATGTCATAATCCTAAAAATTAGTTCTTCTTTTGTAATTTTTTTATAATCGTGTTCGCATTCTGCTTGTTTTACTTTTTCACCAGCCGCTTTGCGTCTATCGTATTCTTCCGTACTAAGTCTTTTTGCTTTGTTTCTTTTTGCTTCAGCAATAGTTCGAATGTTAATTTTTTCAATATCTGGTAAAATGATATCAAATTGATGATACTCTGGATCTACGAAACTACAAAATCTGCTCTTAGATTTATGTATTTCCTTTAAAATATCTTTGTTGTTTAGGTAGTTTTGTTTCCTCAAGGCTATTCTCCGGTTAATAAGTATATATTATAATATACTCTGTTAATAAAGTCAACTAAATAATACTATAGGAGAACATTTTTTTATGACAACACAGAATCCTCAAAGTAGCGTAGAGAACTTACAAGGTAGTGCATTATCAGTTGGCGAATCAATTGCAAGCATACCTAGTAACGTAGGTCAAAAAGTAACAAATGCTATTTCAGACACAGGTTTTGGCAAAGCACTAAGATCAGTTGGTCTTTTACCAGGTGCCGCTCCATCAGCTGGAACTGGATTTGTTGAAGCTAGATGGGGTTCAGAAGTTAACTTAGACTGGCGTGTCCGTCTTTCTGTACCGCAAAACTACAAATCTAGTAAATTGCTAACACCGTTACTCGAAACTGATGGGTTTATGTGGCCATATACTCCCCAAATTATCATGGAACACAGTGCAAACTATAATGCATTGCATCCTACACATAGTAATTATGTGTTTCCAGCTTATCAGAACAGTCAAGTGAATGCTATGACTATTATTGGCGACTTTTTTATTGAAAATGAAAAAGAAGGTCAGTATTGGGTTGCAGCAACGCACTATCTAAGATCAATAACCAAGATGGCATATGGTGCTACTAGCAATCAAGGTTCACCGCCACCTATTGTAAAATTAAATGGATACGGCGATTATGTGTTTAAAGATGTACCAGTTGTGGTGCAAATGTTTACAGTAGAACTTCCAAACGATGTAGACTACATACAAGTTGGTGTTGGCGACAACGGAACATGGGTTCCAACACGTAGTTCTATATCAGTTGTTGTACAACCTACTTACAGCAGAAAGAATATTACAAAATTTAGCTTAGATGCATTTGTTAATGGTCAATATGTTGTAGACGGAAAAGGATTTATCTAATGGCAGCACAATACGAAGCAACAAGTCCGTGGAATCGAACAACAATAGTACAAGGGCAATTCTTAGATGTATTATCTATTAGACCTGTTCCTGCAGAAGCAGATGATGTACTGTATACAGTACAAACACAATACACATTTAGACCCGACTTGTTAGCATACGATTTATATGGATCAGAAAAATTGTGGTGGGTTTTTGCTCAAAGGAATATGGATGTATTAAAAGATCCAGTGTACGATATGGTACCAGGTGTTAAAATATTTTTACCAAAAGGCGAAAATCTAGCTCAACAACTAGGAATATAATATGGCAGTTAATCCGAATAACGGATCACCTATAACAACACCGGTAAATCAAGATTCTGGTAGTACACTTGCACGAGATGTAACAAACACAGTGTCTACAGCAGGAAACATTGTTGTGGGCGGCGGCGGCGTACTTGACACTGTGGCTACAGGTGTTGTTGGTCAAGCAGTAAGACCCGTTGTTGACGTTGCAACAAAAGCAGCACAAGTAACCCAACTAATACAAAATCCTACACTAAGCGGTGCATTATCATTGCTTGGAAGAGGATTTCCTCCTTATAGGAATGAATTAGATCAATTTGCAAGTTACAACTATATTTTTACTTTAGGGTGTCTAACTAACTTAGAATTAAATTTTCCTCTTAGTTATAGAACAATGGGTCCTTTGATAAAGGTTATCAAAAGTGGCGGCACTGGAGGTCAAAAAATTCCTACTATCTATGAAACTGATGGTGTTAGAGAATTTTTTATAGAAGACGTACACATTAAAAATCACTGTGCGCCTAATCCAGGAACTAGACTTTCTAATGCAATGGCAATTAGTTTTAAAGTTATTGAACCATATTCAATGGGACAATTTCTACACAATCTAAGAACAGCAGCATTGGTTGCAGGACATTCAAATTATATCGAAGCACCGTTTTTACTAAGTGTGGCATTTAAAGGATATGATGATGACGGAAATGTTAAAGCACCGTTATTCAGTCAGAGACACTTTCCTATTAGAATTGCTAAAGCAGCAATGAAAGTTACAGAGTCAGGTGCAGAATATCATGTTGAAGCAGTTGCCTATAACGATATGGCAAGTACAGATGCTACCCAAACAACTACACAAGATTTACAAATTAAAGGTGATACTGTAGGACAAGTGTTACAGTCTGGTGAAGACAGTTTAACTAGAAAGGTTAACCATAATTTAGCAGAACTAGCAAGAACTAACAATGTTCCAGCAGCGGATCAATATGTTATTCAATTTCCTCAAACTGGCGGCTTAGCAGATAGTATTGGCGGAACATTTGCATCGGCTGTAAATGCTGCAACAGTTAAAGTAGGTAATACATTACAACAAGTATATGAAAGTATAACAGGCGATACTAGTGGAGAGTTTGACTCAGCAGCAGTTGCTGAAGCACAACAAAATTCGCAGTCTGCAATTCCGTCGTCGGCATTAGGTGCCACATTAAAAACAGCAGCTGATAATGCAGCATCCTGGAATAGAATTGGTTCAAGTAAAATTGTAGAAAACGCAACAGAGCAAGGAAACTTCCCATTCCAAGAAGCAGGATTTGTAGAATCTGAAGAAAAAGAAGGATATTTTGTTAGAGGAAATCTAACATATGATACAGAAAACAGAGTTTTTCAATTTGCTGCGGGTTCAAAAATACAAGATATAATAGAAGAAGTTGTATTGCTTAGTGAGTACGGCAGAGAGTTTGCAACAAACCAGCCTGATATGTTTGGTCGAGTAGAGTGGGTAAGAATAGAAACTCAAGTGTATAACGGAACAAATCCGCTTAGTGCAGCCTCAACAGGACAATCACCTAAAATATATGTGTATAGAGTTGTTCCGTATGAAGTAGATATATCGAATATTGCTGCTCCAGCATCAAATGTATTAGCAACATTTACTAGACAAGCAAAAGCGATTAAATCGTATAGTTACATCTACACAGGACAAAATACAGATATTGTCGATTTTGATCTACAATTTAATATGGCATTTTATACAGGTATACAAGGCTCAAGAGGTCAACGCCAACAAGATAGTATTTTTGGAAGCGTAGCTGAATGGTTTCAAGGCGATCGCGAGCCAGCAACAAGCGGACCTGGTCAAGCAGCAGGTACTGGAATTGCACAAGCAGACGGAAACTCAACTGTAAGAAATATAAATGCTACAGATAGGCCTGCAAACGGCGGCGGCGCAAGAGAAGGCACATTAGTTAGTATTGCTAGACAATTAAATGATATGCTAATTCATAGCGACAATGATTTAATAGGACTTGATTTAACTATACACGGAGATCCGTATTTCTTAGCAGACGCAGGAATTGGAAACTTTGTTGGAATTTCTAATCCTTTAAACAGTGCAATTACAATCGACGGTAGTATGAATCCTATAGACGGAGAAGTACACATAGTTTTAAACTTTAGAACTCCTATTGACTATGATCAAGAAGATGGATTTGTAAAATATCCTTTAGGAGGATTCTTACCTATAGCAATGTTTAGTGGTGTTTACCAAGTAATTGTTGTTGAAAATAATTTCAAAGATGGTGTGTTTACACAAACACTGAAATTAAATAGAAAGCGAAATCAAGATTTAACTCTTGAAAGCATTGCAGGTGCAATTCTATCAGATCTCAAAGGCGGCAGAGCTGTTGGCGAAGGTACACCAGCAAATGATATTGAACCTATAACAAATGCGAGAACTGATACCTAATGTCAACAGAACAAAGAACCCCAAGTAGACGACAACAAAACTCCGGCATATATGTAGGAGTAGTAGTAAACCATCTTGACACAAATTTTATGGGTTCAATTGAAGTTGAAATAACAAAGCGTACTAGCAGCGGCAATATGACAGACTATATTATTTGTCAGTATGCAAGTCCATTTTTTGGAACAACACCCAATCATGGACTTAGTAACAATGATGATTATCCTAGTACACAAAAAAGTTACGGTTTTTGGGCAGTACCGCCTGATGTAGGTACTAGAGTAATTGTTGTTATGCCTGAAGGCGACTTTTCAAAAGCCTATTGGTTAGGTTGTATTCCTGATACTGGTGTAAACTTTATGACACCTGGCTATGCATCTACAAGTTACAACAAAGATGATAATACCAAAGCATTACCAGTTGGTGAATATAACAAAAAACAAGAAGAAGGAACTAGTAGAGATCCAACTAAATTTTTAAAGCCTGTTAATCCTGACGAGAAAAAACGATTGGAAGATGCAGGATTAATTGATGATCATATTAGAGGCACAAATACATCTAGCGGTAGACGAGAAGCACCTAGTCATGTATTTGGTTGGAGTACTCCTGGACCGTTAGATTTTAATGGACCAAAAGCTACTTACGGCAAACCTGGAAGATCTGTTAACCGTCCTTTTAATAGACTTGGCGGAAGTTCATTTGTAATGGATGACGGCGATGCATCTTTATTGCGTAAAAAACCAGCAAGCGGCGACGAAGCTGATAAAATGGAATATGCTGATTTTGACGCTGGAGAAACAGACGGCGATGTAACTTTACCTGCTAATGATCTAATACGTATCAAAACACGTAAAGGTCATCAAATTGTAATGCATAATACTGAAGATTTGATTTATATTTCACACGGTAGCGGCAACAGTTGGATCGAAATGACAGGTAATGGAAAAATTGATGTTTATGCAAAAGACAGCATTAGTTTTAGAACTGAAAACGACATTAATTTTTATGCTGACAGAGACATAAATTTTGAAGCAAAAGGTAATATGAATATTACCACAGACGGAAACTTTTTTGTACACACTATTGGTAACTGGGAAATAAAAGCAGATGCCGACGGCAAACTAAAAGCAGATGGTAATACAAACATTTATGCTGGTGGCGATCATAGAGAAACTACCGATGGCAAGATTTACATGAACAGTTCAGACGGTGCAGCAGAAGAAGCTGGAACAGCAAGTGTTCCGGTGCGTATTCCGCATCACGAACCATGGCCAGATCATGAACATCTTGATCCTAAAAACTTTGTACCCGAAGAAACAGCAGCTAAACCCTATGACGATCCTGAAAATGAAGAAGCTCGACAAGGACTATTATTAAACGGTACTACTGACGAACTACCTGAACCACCTTTCCCATCAGTTCCAGATACATTCAAGAAGCCAACCTAAGGTAAATACGTTATGAGCACTTTAGAAAAAAATCTTTACCAAGAAATTAAAGTTAAATCTAACACAACGTATGATAAGATTGCAGATTCTGGTCCTACATACAAAGGATTCAGCACAGTTGATGAAAACACAAGTTCACATGTGTTATACGATATTGCTCTAATAAAACAAGATATCATCAATCATTTCCATATTCGCCAAGGTGAAAAACTAAGTGATCCTGAATTTGGAACTATTATTTGGGACATACTTTTTGAACCGTTAACAGACGATGCAAGAAACGCAATTATAAGCAATGTTTCAAGAATTGTAAACTATGATCCAAGGGTTCAAGTTAACCAAATAACTGTTGATTCATATGAAAGTGGTATACTTATTGAATGTGAATTAGCATACCTTCCATATAGCATTGTAGAGAAGCTTCAGTTCAAGTTTGACGAAGAAGCAGGCTTCCTACAATAATATACGCACTTTTTAATATCTGCTAAATATTATTGTATAAACAAGGAATAGCCGATGTCCTCTACAGATAGACAAAATAGATTATTGCAGACTGAAGATTGGAAACGTGTTTACCAATCATTCCGTAATGCAGACTTTCAAAGTTACGATTTCGACAATTTACGTCGAACAATGATTCAATATCTAAGGGAAAATTATCCTGAAGATTTTAACGATTATGTAGAGTCAAGTGAATACCTTGCACTAATTGATCTTATTGCTTTCCTTGGACAAAACATCAGCTTCCGCATTGACCTAAATGCACGTGAAAACTACTTAGAACTTGCTGAACGTAGAGAATCGGTACTACGTTTAGCACGTTTGCTTTCCTACAATCCAAAGCGTAATCAAGTAGCAAACGGACTGTTAAAAATTGACAGCATAAGAACTTCGGAAGAAATTATTGACAGCAACGGTGTTAATCTACAAAACCAAACTATTGTATGGAATGACCCTGCAAATGTTAACTGGTATGAGCAATTTATCAAAGTAATCAACACAGCATTGCCTGTAAATGGTACTTTTGGTAAACCAAACAAAAAAGATAATATTGCTGGTATTAGCACCGAACAGTATAGATTTAACAGTATTAATACCAATGTTCCAACTTTTAGTTTTACTAAAACTATTGACGGTCGTGCAACACGTTTTGAAGTAGTATCAACTGACATTACTGATACTATTTTAGAAGAACCACCATACCCAGGAAACAACTTTGCATTCTTATACAGAGAAGACGGTAAAGGTCCGTCAAGCAACAACACAGGATTTTTCAGTCATTTCCGTCAAGGTATTTTAGACCAAGGCACGTTTTCGATTACTAATCCAAGCAGCAATCAGACAGTTGCAATTGAAACACCAAATATTAACAATACAGACGTTTGGTTATATGAATTAGACAGTATTGGAAATGAGCAAGAATTATGGACTCAAGTAGAAGCATTAGAAGGTAACAATGTCATTTATAATTCTGTGCAGAAAAATGAAAGAAATATATTCAGTGTTTTAACTAGAGTTGATGATAGAATTAGTTTAATTTTTAGTGACGGTGTATTTGGTGATCTTCCAAAAGGTAATTTTAAAGTTTACTTTAGAACAGGATTGAATCAGCGTGTAACTGTAAGACCTAAAGACTTTAGAAATATTACAGTAAATATTCCTTATCTTTCTAAAAAAGGTAGAGAAGAAACTATTACAATAGTGTATGGTTTAAAATATACTGTTGACAACAGTTCCATAAGTGAAACTACAGAGAGTATTAAATCAAAAGCTCCAAGCACTTATTATACACAAAATAGAATGATTACTGGAGAGGACTATCAAGTCGCTCCTCTAGGAACTAATCAACAAATTGTAAAAGTAAAAAGTGTTAACAGAACAAGTAGTGGTATTAGTAGATACTTTGATCTAGTAGATGCTACTGGAAAATATAGTCAAACAACACTATATGGCAACGACGGTGTTGTGTACAAAGAATATCAAGATAAAATTAGAAACTTTACTTTTACTACAAGAACAGATGTTGAAGGCGCAGTTGAAAATGTTATTGTTCCTATACTACAAGACATAAAAGTAAGAAACTACTATTTTGATAAGTTTCCAAGAATACTTACAAGAGATCTAAACATTAAATGGAAGCAAACTACTAAAGATACTGAATTCACTTCGGGCTACTTTACAAACGTTGACGGCATTCCTTCAACCTTAGGATCGTTTACAAGTTCTATTCTAAGACTAGTTAAAGAAGGCACACTTATTAAATTTGTATCTCCAGGATATGTAGCAAAAGAAAATCCTAATGATCCTGATATAAGCACAGATCATTTTGATAAAAACGGAAATCTAGTATCAGGTCCTGCAAGTGTAGTAGGCGATACTTATTATAAATGGGTTAAAATTATTAGCATCAATGGTACTGGATTTGAAGAAAGAGAAGACGGTCTAGGCGCTGTATTAGTTAACGAAACTATTCCTACAAATGCAATACTTGCAGAAGTTAAACCACCTCTTGCTAATGATTTAGGTTCTGGTGTTAAACAGCAATTATATGATCAAATTTTTGCATATAAAACTTTTGGTCTAAGATTTGATCAAATCGATGCAACTTGGAAACTAGTAACTGAAAATAACTTATCAATTGGCGAAGCATTTTCTACAGGTAAAACTGGTGATACAACTAACCAACAATTAGATGCAAGTTGGTTATTGCTATTTGAAACAAATGGAGAATCATATTCTGTAACTTACAGATCTATGCGTTATGTATTTGAAAGTGATAACGAAATTAGATTTTACTATGATAGCAATGACAAAATTTATAATAACAAAACAGGTAAAATTGTTAAAGACACTATTACAGTTTTAAATATTAATCCTCAAGATCCTACAGCAAATACTACACCGTTTACACAAGACTTTAAATGGGAAATTGTTGATGCATACAGAGATCCAGAAGGGTACATTGATAGTAAAAAATTAGAAGTTAGCTATTTTGACGATGACGAAGACGGCATTGTTGATGATGCAGATTTGTTTGATGAAATTGTATCACCAAATACAAATACTACTTCTAAATATATCATATTTAAAAAATATCTAACAGAAGACAATGTAGAAGATTTTAACTATTTCAATAATATCAATCAAGATATTATAGTATTAAACAGCAAATCAGAAATATTACCTTTTAGTAACTACGATGACGGTCAAATATTTTACTACATAGACGAAGACATATTTGAAGTATTAGATACAACAGCACTAAAGTTAAATTTGACTACTAATTATAAAGCAAGATTAGGTAGAGACAATATCAAATTTAGATACATTCATGCAGCAGGCAATTCATCAAGAATTGATCCTAGTGCAAGCAATCTTATTGATATGTACATGCTAACAAGAAATTATGATAATGAATTTAGGCTATGGTTGTTACAAAGATCAGGACCAAAACCGTTGCCACCTAGCTCAGACCAATTGTATATTGATTATGGAAATTCGTTAAACAAAATTAAATCACTTACAGATGAAATTATCTATCATCCAGTTAAGTATAAGATACTATTTGGACAAGAGGCTAACGACGACTTGCAAGCTAGATTTAAAATTGTTAAAAATCCAGACAAAGTTATTAACGACAACGATGTTAAAACAAGAGTTATTAATGCAATAACTGAATTTTTTGCATTAGAAAATTGGGACTTTGGAGAAACATTTTATTTCTCCGAACTTGCAAATTATGTAATGACTCAACTAACACCAGACATTGCAGCATTTATAATTGTTCCTGTTCAAGACGATCAGTCATTTGGATCGCTATATGAAATTAAATCTGAATCAGACGAAATTTTTATTAGCGGTGCAACGGTTGATAATATTGATATTATTGATGGAATTACAGCATCCAAATTAAAAGCACAAGGCGTAGTTGTATCTAAATCAACTACACCAAATGTAGGCGTACAAAGTACTACAGTTACAAGCGGAGCACAAGATATCACTAATGGAATTAGTGGTACTACTTCGAGCAGTTCTAATAACGGAGGTATTAGCTTCTAATGGCTAACGAAGATCAAAACGAATTTCCATTACCAGGCGAAGGTAAACAAAAAAGAACAAGTTCTTATCACCTTCCAAAATATTTTAGATCTGATAAGAACCAAAAGTTTTTACAGTCAACATTAGACCAACTAATACAGCCGGGTGTTGCACAAAAAATCAACGGATATGTTGGTAGAAAAACTGCTAAAGCATTTAAAAGCAGTGACAACTATGTTGACGAAATTTCTAATGAAAGAGCACATTATCAATTAGAACCTGTTGCTGTTGTTAAAGACGATTTAGATAATGTTGAATTTTACGCTGAATACAGAGATTATATAAATCAAATTGCTAACTTTGGCGGAACAAATAACAACCATAGTCGAAATAATAAACAAGAATTTTATGCATGGAACCCTCATATTGATTGGGATAAGTTTGCAAACTTCCGTGAGTACTATTGGCTACCAAATGGACCACAAACTGTTGTTGTTCCAGGTGAAGAAAAGGAAATTACTAGCACATATAAAGTTGATATACAAGAAGCATTAGGCGATTATAGTTATATCTTTACCCCAGACGGATTAACAAATAACCCTGTGTTAAAATTGTATAGAGGTGTAAAATATGTTTTCGAAGTTAATACACCTGGGTTACCTCTTACATTCAAAACTGCAAGAACGCTAGACGAAGAATTTTTAATTACAAAAGACATTAGTGCTCAAGCAGTAGAACAAGGTATTATCGAAATAACCCTTGGACCTGATACACCGTCAGAAATATTTTATGTAGCAGAAAATGATGTTAATGTCGGCGGCATTATTAAAGTTGCTAATCAATCAGAAGCAACAGTGATTGACGTAGAAGCTGAAATACTTGGCAAAAAATATTATCAAACACGAGATGAATGGAGTTTGACTAACGGACTAAAAATTCGTTTTGAAGGCGATGTATCACCTGAAATATATCAAAATTCAGAATGGTATGTTGAAGGTGTTGGCGATGAAATTAAATTAGTTTCTGACATTGACGTTGAAGTTTCGTTTCCAGTTGGTATTGACTTAGTTGTGCCATTTGACAACGAAGAGGGTTTTGACAGATTACCCTTTGGTACAGCAACAGGATATCCTAGAGATAAAGATTACATTACAATTAATCGTTCTAGTCCAGACGGAAACTTTTGGTCACGATACAATCGTTGGTTCCACAAAGACGTTATTGAACTAGCAGCAAGCATACTTGGCTCTGGCGATCAAATTGATCAGTCTCAACGTGCTAACAGACCTATTATTGAATTTGAGTCAGGGTTAAAACTTTACAACTTTGGTACAAAGTCAAAACAAGTAATTGATCTAATTGATAATTTTACTACAGATGCATTTAGTACAATTGAAGGTAGCTTAGGTTACAATATTGACAGTGTACAGTTATCTGAAGGAATGCGTATTATTTTTCTTGCAGATACAGATCCATTAGTTCAAGGTAAAATTTTCGAAGTAAAATTTATTCAATTTAGAGGAGCCGGAGATCAAGGACAAATCACTCTTGTTCCTACAGAAGATTCAGAACCATCACCTAACGAAAATGTTCTTGTAACCAAAGGAGAAGACTATGCAGGATCTCTTTGGTATTATGACGGTAATAACTGGAATAGAGCGCAAGAAAAAGTAGGCACAAACCAGCCACCATTATTTGATTTATTTGACACTTCGGGGTATAGTTTTTCAGATCTTGTTCAATATCCTGCAAATAATTTTAGAGGAACCAAACTCTTTAGTTATAAAGAAGGCACAGGAAGCAATGATACTGTTCTAGGATTTCCGCTATCTTATAGAAGTATTGACAACGTAGGTGATATTTTATTTGATTTTAATTATAATAGTGATTCTTACGAATATCAAATAAACGACATCACATATACAATTAATGCAAAAGCAGGATATCTGCGAAAATTTAATGAAAGAAATCAATACAAAACAGTTGGAAGATACGAAAAAGCAAATGAACTTTCAAAGCAGGATGTTGTATTACGTTATGTTAACGACGGAACAAGAATAAACTATCCAATTAATTGTTATAATAAGTCTGCATTAATTTCAGACTTAGAAGTAAAAGTTTTTGTTAACGATCGTATTCAAACTGAAGGAATTGATTACGAGTTAATCGACACAGCTGATAAGATTAAAGCAGTTAATTTTTTAAACAAACTTGAAAGTGATGCAAATATTGTTATAACTTCTAAAACTGCTACTCCAAAAAATTCAAATGGTTATTATGAAATTGCACATAACTTAGAACGCAATCCGTTAAACGAAAACGTTGCAGAATTTACACTTGGAGAAGTAACAGAACACGTTTCTACTATTACAGAAAACGTTCCAAATTATATAGGAACATTCCCAGGACCTAGTAATCTTAGAGATATTGCAAACCAAAGTGTATTTGGAAGAAAGTTCATAAAAAATAGTTCTCCATTAAACTTATCAATGTTTAGTTTGCTAGACAGAGAAAGTAATATTATTAATGCAATGCGTTTTGCTAGAAAAGAATATGGTAAATTTAAACGCCTCTTTTTAGAAACAGCAGAAACGCTAGGATATGAAGGTCCAACAAAGCAACACGTTGATGTTATTATACGAGAAATTGTCAAGGATAAGACTAATAGCATGCCATTTTATTTTAGTGACATGGCAGCACACGGACCAAGCATTACAACAAGAATTACAGTAGAAGATCCTGACGCAGAGTTTTTTGCACTAAAAACACCTTTTAATTTAAAAACATTAAACACTAGAGCAGTAACGGTTTATATTAATGGTGTGCAATTATTGCATAATAAAGATTATGTTTTTAATGATGAAGGTTATTTAGAAATTACTGCTGAAAAAGCATTTAATGATATAATTGAAATTAACGAATATGAAACTACAAATGGTTCATATATTCCTCCAACACCAACTAAGTTAGGGTTGTATCCTTTATACGAACCAGCACTTTATTACGACAATTCTTATCCTAATTCTCCGCTTATGCTTCAAGGTCACGACGGAAGCATTATTAGAGCATACGGAGACTTTAGAGATGATTTAATTTTAGACTTAGAACGTAGAATATTTAATAATATAAAAGTAAAATATGATCCTACAGTTTTAGATATAAACAATTATGTAAGCGGTAATTATAGAGATACAGGTTTCTCAAGAGAAGAAATTTATTCTCCAATGATTACAGACTTTGTTCAGTGGTTAACACTAGTTGACGAAGATTATACAGAACACAAATACTTTAATAGATTAGATTCATTTAGTTTTAACTATAAAGGTATGAGAGGACCAAATGGACAAAAACTACCTGGATGGTGGAGAGGTGCTTACATTAATATGTACGATACTGATCGTCCTCATACACATCCTTGGGAAATGCTTGGATTTACAATTAAACCAACTTGGTGGAATGAACAATATGGTCCAGCACCTTATACAAGTGAAAATAGATTATTATGGGAAGATATTGAAAAGGGAATAATTAGAGAACCAAATAAACCTTTTATAATTAATAAAAAATATGCTCGCCCTGGAATATATCAATACTTGCCGGTTGATGCAGAAGGTAATTTGCTAAGTCCTTCAAACGCTAATTTACCTGTAAGTTATGATAGTACAGGTATTGACGGATCATTTAGTTTTGGTGATAATGCTCCTGTAGAAAGTGCATGGAGAAGAAGCTCAGATTATCCTTTTGCAATATTAACAAGTTGGTTAACTAATAACCCTGCACAACTGCTCTCTGCAGGTTTTGACAGATCACGACAAGTTAGAAATAAATTAGGTCAATTAATATATACTCCAACTGGAGATCATATATCGACTACTGATCTTGTTTTTCCAAATACTTCAGAGGATCCTAACGAAGTACTTACTAGTGGTTTAGTAAATTATATTGCAAACTATATGTCTAGTAATGTTACTGCATCATTTAAACAATATGGAAAAAGATTAAAATCTATAAAAAATTATCTTGGATTTAAATTAGGCGGATTTACTGATAAGAGTAAATTTAAACTTATACTTGATAGTAGAACGCCATTAAACAAAGGTAATGTGTTTGTTCCTGAAGAAAACTATAATATTATTTTAAACACTAGTAGTGCATTAAAATTAGTAAACTATAGTGGTGTAATTGTACAAAAAGAAACTTTTGGGTTTGTTATTAGAGGTTATAATTCAGAAACACCTGCATTTAAATATCATAGAGCATTGCCTACAACAAAAGATGTATTTGTAAATGTTGGCGGCATAAGTGAACCGTTTACGGAATGGGAACCTTTACAAACTTATATTGAAGGCAAAAATATCCAGTTCCAAGGAACATTCTTTAAAGTTCTTCAAACACATACAGCGTCATCAACTTTCGATCCAAGCAAGTATGTTAAAATACCTAAGTTACCAACAACTGGCGGCAGCGAAGCATTTTTTAGAGAAAATTTTGATACAAATAATGTAGAAATCCTTCCATACGGATCGGTATTAAACACAATACAAGAAGTTGTAGACTTTTTACTTGGATATCAAAGTTTCCTAAAATCAGAAGGATTTAGATTTGAATTCTTTGACGGAGATGCTCAAGTAATATCTGATTGGAAAAATAGTTGTAGAGAATTTATGTTCTGGTCAACACAGAATTGGGCAGCAGGTGCAATTATTGCAATGAGTCCAGTTGCTGATGAAATTAACTTTGAAACTGAATACAGTGTTGTTGATAATATTTTTGATAACTTCTATGGATATAGTTTATTAAAAGCAGATGGCACAAAACTAACTGACGAGTTTACAAGAATTAATAGAACTGATCCTAATAAGATGCGAGTTCAGCCTAGAAACTCTTTAGACGGTGTTTATGCTATTAAATTACCAGTAGTACAAAAAGAGCATGTAGTTCTTATAGACAATACTAGTGTTTTTGGTGATGTCATCTATCAACCAAGCACAGGTTATAGACAAGAAAGAATAAAGGTACTAGGTTATAAAACAACTGATTGGGATGGCAGTTTAAATATTCCAGGCTTTATATATAATGAAGCTAAAGTTAGAGAATGGCAGCAGTGGACAGATTATGATATTGGCGATCTTATAAAGTATAAAGAATTTTATTATACTGCTGATGCTAAAGTAATAGGTGCTGAAACATTTAATAGTGAAGAATGGACAAGACTTTCCAGTAAGCCTGAGTCAACTATGACTTCTAACTTTGAATATAAAGTTAACCAGTTTGCAGACTTTTATAGTTTAGACACAGACAACTTTGATGTTGATCAGCAACAGCTTGCTCAACATTTAATTGGATATCAAAAAAGACAGTATTTAGAAAATATTGTTAATGACGAAGTAAGCCAATATAAGTTTTATCAAGGTATGATTGCTGACAAAGGAACACGTAATAGTCTTGATAAACTGTTTGATGTACTCAGCAGTGCAGATAAAGAAAGTCTTGAGTTTTACGAAGAATGGGCAATTAAACAAGCACAGTACGGTGCAGCCGAAGGTTTTGATGAAGTAGAATTAGCTCTAGATGAACTAAAATATAGAGCCGACCCACAGCCTATAGCATTAACAAATCAAGATTCTGCAGATACAGATTTAGTTTATAGAATTAAAGATTTTGAAGTATTTAGAAAACCAAAAAATTATACTAATGACTTTTTACCAAGAACTGAACTGTTGCCACAGTTTACAAGAACAGCAGGCTTTGTACACTTAGATGATGTAGCCCTTGCACTAGGTGATTATTATGATATACTTGATCAAAAATTTAATGATATTAAAAATAAAAATTATGTATGGATAAGCACCGAAAATCAATCTTGGAATGTATATCAACATACTATCACAGATCGAAAAGTATTATCAGTTCAAGGTAATGCTAACGCTGTTAGTATTGGTGCAGAAGATAAAAACCAGTTTATTGTAACTTTAGATAATGCCCCATCTGACATTAAAGTAGGTGATGTTATAGGTCTATACGATTTAATAGTAACAGATAGAGCGACTACTGATAGTACGTATCCTATTTCAACTCAAACTACAGAACCTGTTGAAGGATTTTATAAAGTATTAGATGTTACATTAAACAAAGTAGTAATTGAAACTAATGAAGTTATTGAAGATATTAATGCATGTGATGGCATTGTAACTAAATTTGTACCAGTCAGAGTAGCTAATTATCAAGAAGCAAACAAATTAGCACAACAGGGTATTGACAAAGACACACTTATATGGATTGATGAAGATGATACAAGCAAATGGAAAGTGCTAAAAAATTCACAATCATATAACTTACTACAAAAAATACCTGCAGAAGATACTGGTGCTAACAATAACTTTGGTCAAGCACTTGCAGTAGACGGAAGAAATGTTACTATGGCACTAGCATCGCCGACTGCTGACGGTAACGGTAAAATCTTCATGTATACTCGAGGCGGAAACAATCAAAACTTCCAGTTTACACAAATTATTGAGCCACCTGAAAATTTATCCGATGGCGGAATTGCGTTTGGCGAAGGCGTAGCAGTTAGTTCAGATGGAAAATTTATAATTGCAGGGTCGCCTGATGCAAGCAATGTAAAAAGTAAATTTAAAGGAAACTATGATCCTAATGCTGATTATGAAAATACTGAAATTGTTCGTTTTAGTGACAGCCTATGGGAAGCAGTAGTTGATATTGAAGGTGCTAGAGATAGTCAACCATTTGGTAGTTTTGGTTCTATCATTGAAGTAATTCAAGGTAACAATATTACACAAGCAGAAATAACCTTTAATAATTTAATAACAGGTAATTATCCGTTTACAGATGCACAAGATGAAACGGATCATATTCTTGTAAGAGCACCTGCAGATGCATACATTGCAACTGGTCCAGGAGATACTGTTTTCTTAGACTGGTATCTAACAACGAGTGCAAACCAAGAAGCACCTGCTACTCCTAGACAGCCGTTTGATGCCGAATACGATAATATTAATGAAGAATATTTAGAAAGTGGTTTAACTATTGTTGAAAAAGTTGATGCTGTTCTTTATGTTAATAGTGTAAGCACAGTTCCAGGAGATGAGTTGCAAGTTGACACTATAGGCGCTAGTGGCTATGTAGCTTATTCTTATACTGACGAAGGTAGAACTACAATATATGTTAAAGGTTCTGTTGGTAGATGGCCAGTATCAGGATCGTTGTTCTTAGAAACAGGTGAGTTTGTCGGCGAATTCCAAAGAGTTGCACCTGTCGAAGAAGAAGTAGATACTAGCGATGACCTTGGTGGATACTGGTGGTTTAATACTAATGGCACTTATTTGCCTACAACAAACAATGAAGACGAAGGTCGTGCGTTAGCAGTATATAATGTAATTCCAAACGGAAAAGAAGATCCAGGTGCAGCAGGCGGCAACGTAATTGACTATGCTAACGATGACATCTTTAGTGGTGCTAATAGTGATCACTCTTATATTAGAACACTATCATATCAGGGTTCACCAGGTGCATACGGAGAACTAGATCCTATACTAAGTGATCTATTTGTTATGAGAGCACCTAAGAGTTTAACTGACAATTTAGAAATAGGTGATACTATTGGTGTTGAAGTTTATAGATTGCCAAGTTTTATAGATGGATCGTTTGTAGATATTACAGAAATAGGTTTACCTTATATCAATGTGAACAAAAAACATGAACTTGTTGGACTTTGGGACGGATACATTGATTTTGAATTAGAAGAAACAGATGATTTTGGTAGACCGTTTGAACCAAGAGTTGGACAATTTGTTAGAGACCGTGTAACTGGTGCAACAGCAAAAGTAGAATTTTATCAAAGAAACGGTATTAATGCAACTATCTTTGTAAGCAGCAAAGTAGGCAATTGGTCTTTAGGTACTAACCACGGTGCAAGTGGTGATATCGAATTCTTAGGAGATCCTAATGATCCAAGTCCAATTTATTCTGTAACTAGAACATTAGGTGATATTAAAGAAACTTCTCTAGGACAGGATGAAATTGGCATTGGTAAATTATGTGTGTTCCAATTACCTGGTGTACTAGAGCCTGTACCAAACACAGATACAATTAAAGATGCAGAATATGTAATTTACAAAGACTTCGAAATATTAGGTTTACCTACTAATCCTAATATTCCAGATCAAACAAACTTTGACTGGAAAGAAGTGTTTAGAATTCCTACTAGTGGCGATGGTATATCAAACGGATTTACAAATTCTGGAATGTATACAGTTTATGCAAGAGAAAATATTTCTACATTTACTAGTGTAGGAACATTTATTGTACCTGATCTAATAGATGGTCTTGGCATTGGCAGCAAAATAAAAATGGCAAAACGTGGTGACTTGTATAAAGCATTTATTGGATGTAGAGGTAACGGAACACCTTCAAACCCTGGCAGAATATATTTTGTTAACAATGGTACAGATGAAGAAGGCGTTGAGTATAATTGGGAACTTGCTAAAGATAAAAGATTTAAAGGAGAATTTTCACCTGAAAGAAATTATTATGTAGGTGATATTGTTTTCTTAGATGGAGAATTTTATACTGCTAAAACAAATATTCAAGGCAATGCTGATAATCCTGATGATCCTTCAGCACAGTTTAACATACTTGACTGGGAAGTGTCAACAAATGATAATATCCGTAGTGTAGATTTCTTAGGATATGTGCCTAATGATACACAATATGTTGCAGGTAACGACAGTTCATTACAAATTTCAATGGATAACTTAGTTGAGTTTGGACAAGAGTTTGATGTAACTGACAACGGCGAAGTATTAGTAGTTGTTGCTAGATATGACGGCGAAGCAAACAGAGTAATAGTTTATAGAAACCAAAACGACAACTATCAAAAGTCACAAGAAATTCTTGCTGATGATATAAACAGTGAATTTGGCGCATCAGTTAGTATCAGCCAAGATGGAAAACTAATTGCTGTTGGTGCACCTAATGGTGATACTACTGTAGAAGAGTCTGGAAAGATCTATATCTACAAGCAAGTTAATGGACAGTTTGAACTTTCACAAACATTACTAAGCACTGCTCCTGTAAGAGGAGAAGATTTTGGTGCAGAATTAGACTTTGACGGAAATACACTATTTGCTAGTGCATTTAATGCAAGCAGCGACGATGTTACACGTTTTGACGGTTTTAGAGATAGATTATATCCTGGCAACAATGAGCCAGGTAAGAAGTATATTTTAGATACCGATAGTGAAGTTGTTGAAACAACAACTTTTGACAATGAGTTTACAACATTTAGAAATGAAATTGCAAACAACGGAGTTGTATATGTTTATGAAAGACTAAATGAAACACTAGTATTTGGACAAACATTAGACTTTAATGATCCTGGTGCTAAATTCTTTGGAAGAAATATTACAGCCAAAGGTAATCATATTTACATGTCATTGCCTAAATATGCTAACAGTGACGGTAAAGAAGGACTAGTGCTTGATTATAGAAGAGATGTTACTAATCCAATTTGGTCAACACATAGACAGCCAGATCTTCCAGCAGATTTATCTAAGATCAAACGTGTAATGCTTTACAACAAAGAGAAAAATATTGTTGTACAAAACTTAGATTACATTGATGTTATGCAAGGTAAAATTGCAGGTCCTGCAGATCAAGAAATTCGCTATAAAACAATGTTTGATCCTGCAATCTATAATAGAGGAAATAGCACTAATGCGAGAATTAATGAATTTGGAAACTGGGGCGAACAACAAGTTGGCCAAGTTTGGTGGGATCTAAAACCGGCAAAGTTTTTTGATATTAGACAAGGCAACATAATTTATAAAACAAACAACAACAATAGAGTTGTCCCAGGTGGCTCTATTGATGTGTATGAATGGGTAGAAAGTAAAGTATTACCTAGTGTCTGGGATACACTATCAGCTCAACCAGAAGGCGAAATTAACGGAATCACAGGGACTACATTACACGGTGATTCAGCATTTGTTGAAAAACGTGTATATGATGAAATAGCACAAAAATTTAATAAACTATTTTACTTCTGGGTTAAAAATAAAACTACTATACCTAATGTTGAAAATAGATCAATGAGCGTACAAACTATTGCAAGTCTAATTTCAGATCCAGAAGCTGCGGGATACAGTTTTGCATCGTTCTTTGGTAACGGCGAATTTTCACTTCATAATTGTAAAGATCTAATGAACGATAGCGATATTGTTTTAAACATACAATACTGGACATTTAGTGAACCTGACAGTAATATTCATAATCAATATCAGATATTAACTGAAGGATTAGGCACAAGTTCTCCATATATGGAAATTGAAAATAAATGGATTGATAGTTTAGTTGGTTATGATCGCCAATCAAGACCTGTACCTGATCCTAATTTATCTCCAAGAGAACGTTTTGGCATATTAAACAAGCCTAGACAGGGATGGTTTATTAACCGAACAGAAGCATTAAAGCAATTAGTAGACAGAGTTAATTCTGTTCTAATAGAAAATTTAATTGAAGAAGAAAAGAATATAACCAAACTGCTTGATGTTGATCCTCAACCTAGTGCAACTACAGGATTGTTTGATGTTACTGTAGATACAGAAATTGATTTAGACTTCATTGGTGTTGCTAGAGCTGAAACAGCAGTTATTACACCAGTTGTGGAAAACGGAAAACTTATTAGAGTAGAAATTACTAATCCTGGCAGAGGATATAGAGTCCCTCCAACATATACTATTGAAGGAACAGGCTCAGGTGCTGAAATTAAATTTACTATTAACGCACAAGGAGGCATTGATACTGCTACAGTTGAAGAATACGGAAATAACTATGGCGACAATACTGAGATAATTGTTAGGCCTTTTGCTGCACTAGTTGTTGCTGATAGCCAGATTAGAGGTAGATGGTCGTTGTATAATAGAAATGATGCAACTGGCGGCTGGATAAGAGTAAACAGCCAAGCGTATGATGTAACTCGTTACTGGACATATGTAGATTGGTATGCAGAAGGTTACAATAGATTTACTGAAATTGACCATGTTATTGATCAAAGCTACGAATTAGAAAGTCTTGATGACCAATTTGGTGATATTGTTAAAATTTTGAATGTTGGCGGCGAAGGTTGGCTTCTTTTAGAAAAAATTAACAATGAAGATACTACTGATTATACTATTAATTACAAAACAATTGGTAGACAAAACGGCACACTACAGTTTACAGAGAATCTATATAACTTAGAGGATAGTAGAGTAGGATTTGACACCCAAACATTTGATACACAATTCTTTGATAGTCAACCAGTCGAAGAAATTAGAATTATTATGCAAGCATTAAAAGAAGATATTCTTGTAAATGACTTAGCAGACGAATATAACAAATTGTTCTTTGCAAGTTTGCGTTATGTGTTTGCAGAACAAGGATATGTTGACTGGGCGTTTAAAACAAGTTTTGTCAAAGCTAAACATAATGTAGGTAGCCTAGAGCAAAAAGTTACATTTAAAAATGATAGTCTTGAAAGCTATGAAGAATATATTCAAGAAGTTAAACCTTACAAATCTTCTATTAGAGAGTATTTGTCAACCTATGACAACTTAGAAAATAGTTCTAGTGTTGTAACAGACTTTGATAGTTCACCAAGATATGATAATATCACACAAACCATTGAAACAAATAATGTAAGATTGTTAAACAACATACTTACAGGACAAGGTGAAAGATTTGTTAACTATCCAGAAAGATTCTGGTTAGAAAATTCTTCTTACAAAGTTGTTGACATACAAATTAGTGATGCAGGCGAAGGATATGAGTTTGCTCCAATTATTGATATTGAAGGAACAGCAACAGCAGAAGTTAGCCTTGGCCCAGGCGGTAAAATTTCAAGTGTAAAACTTATTAATCAAGGCGGAAACTATTATACTAGTCCTGAAATTACAATCAATGGCACAATAAGTGAAGGTGGCAGAGAAGCAAAACTTACCGCTGTACTAGGAGATAGTAAAGTAAGAAATATGCATACTATTATCAAATTTGATAGAGTATCAGGAAACTTCTTTATTACACAACTAGATGAATCTGAAACATTTGCTGCTACTGGTTCACAAACAGAATTTACATTAAAATGGCCAATGGACATGAGAACCAATACTGTTGAAGTATTAGTTAATGGTGAATTGGTTCTAAATAGTGAATACGATTACGAAAATACGTATGATCCAGATACATTATTATACTATGGTAAAATTAGTTTTATTGATCCGCCAGCAAACAACTTAGAAGTAGAAGTAAACTACAAAAAGTCTATTAACTTATTACAAGCACAGGATAGAATTAACTTGTTCTATAATCCAACTAGCGGACAAATAGGTAAAGATGTTTCGCAGTTAATGGAAGGTGTTGACTACGGTGGAGTAGAAGTCAAGAGCTTTGAGTTTGGTGCACCTCCAGGGTGGGATACTGATAAATGGTATGACGGACAATGGGACGTCTATGATGATACTTTTGAAGAAGAAGTATTTGAAACTGATGGCTCTACGTTAATTTTCAACTTATCAAAACCATTTGAAAATGGTGTAAAATATAATGTTTAT